CTTACCAAAATTTAACATTTCGCCGCACACTTTGGCACGGTTTTTGCTAAGGCACAGATTTAACAAACGATAACAGACTTTGGCACGGTTTTTGTTATGCGTGTGCGCCCGTGAAATTGTTTCACGTGGAACACTGCCACACCGATGCACAAAATAAAATGTTTCACGTGGAACACAACACCAAGAGTTAAGAAAAGTTAAAACGAAAATAATTTGTGCGCTTATGCTTGTATGTTAGAAAAATGTTGTATCTTTGCAGTGTTCAATTAAACATTTTGAAATTATGAAAGAATTGATACAACATTTCAGAGAGCAACCGAAAGAAGCAATTAAAGAAGTTGCAATGTGTGTTATGATTTTCGCCGTATGTGGTGCGATGTTGTTTTTATCTGCAATCTTGCAGGGCTGCACCGTTTCAAAGGGCACAACGGTACGGGGCAAGGCTACGATAATCACAACCGATACAACGGTAGTCAAACACAACGGCACGTTGAAATTTAAGAAGTCTATGTTTAACAATTAAAAGTTTACTACAATGGAAGAAAAAAGAAATGCGTTTGATGAGTTTTCGCTTGCCGCTTTGTCGGCGTTGGGTAGCCTTATGGCGTGTAACGAAGTTTGCCGCAACCAACGGGCAGTTATGAAAATAAACCGCTTTCGTGCGTGGCTTATGGACTTGAAGCCGCAAGCCGACCCCGAACCGAACTTGCCTTTTGACGGCGAACCGCAGGACAGACAGCCGAATAATTAACAATAAGTTTAACAATTAAAAGATTACTACAATGAAAAGTTTTGCAAGTAAATTTAACAAGACAACTTTCGGTATTGACATAACCGACTTTCAGTACACCAAGTTAGCCGATATTTTCAACTCTGAAAATGAGGGCGGCAAAGATGTGGTACACAAAATCAATGGGCTTTACGTACACAAGTCGCAATTAGGCGACAGCCCCGTAATTATTGATGAGGAAAACAAACGGTTGGTGAACCTACCAAGCCACACCGCCGAAACGGTGCGTGAAATACTTGCCGATGATGAGGCGGTACAAACTATAAAAGACGGCAAAGTCGGGTACACGATTTACGAGTACGAGAGCCACGGCAAGAAGTGTTATTCGATTTCGTTTGTGGACTTGTAAGAGTTTGAAAAGTTATGTTTAACTTTGTAGGGGTTGCAATGTTTGTAACCCCTATTTAATATAACAGCGTATGGCAAAGTTAGGTTACAAGATTAAATTTTCCAAGTCGGTATTTGGTGCAACCCAACGGGCGAAAATCAAAAAAGAGATATTGCAGGCAGTTGAAAGCAGCCCCGAATATCGAAAAGAGATTTCAAGGGTTTTCCAAATGGCAAACCGCCGCATCCAGAATATAGAGCAAAGCGGGCAACTTTCGCCAGCCGTGCAAGCGTTGAACAAAGGCGATATTAAGGGGTTTACCAAGTTTTCAATGAAAGGCGATTGGAACACCCTAAAGATTGAGTACGGCAAGGCGATTTCGTTTTTACGCCAGCCAACCAGTACGGCGCAAGGTGCAAGGCAGTACGGGCAACACCTGCAACGTATGTACGATTTAACGCCCGATGAGTACAACCTTATGGCAAGGAAATTGCAAGGCAAGTTAAACAGCGTTTCCGATAGTGATTTCGTGGAAAGGTATTTGATGCGGTACAAGGATTTCACGGGCGAAATGGAGCAAAACGCAAGCGATATAAGCACCCAAATTGAGAGTGAAGCGCAAAGCATATCACGGGCGATTGATGCAGAGATAGAGCGGCAAGCAAATGAGGTAGCCGACCAAATGGATGATATGCAAAACGATATAGAGCGCATTTTGCGAAACTTCAATAAGTTTGGGTTATGAAAAAAATACCTTTTAAGTTACAGGAAAGAATAAACAGCCCGACCGAAATAACCAGCGTATTGCAACGTGCCGTAAACGAAAAGAACATTATAGGAAACAGCAAAGGCGAAAGGTTTTATAACATACCGTGCGCCTTTGATATTGAAACAACAAGTTTTTACCGTGATACGGACGGACGGGCGTACACATACGAGCAAATGCAGCGTATGCAGGACGGGAACGGGCGCAAGGCGAAATTAGAGAAAGCCGCAATAATGTACGTTTGGCAATTTGGCATAAACGGATATACGATAATGGGGCGCACGTGGGGCGAATTTGTTACGATGATGCAGACCGTAAGCGAGGTTTTAGGGCTGAATGACAAATTACGCCTTATTGTGTATGTGCATAACCTTTCATACGAATTTCAGTTTTTGCGCAAGTGGTTTGAGTGGCAACGGGTTTTCAGTATTGATTTGCGCAAGCCGATTTACGCAATAACAACTGGCAACATTGAGTTTAGATGCAGTTACTTGCTTTCGGGTTATTCGCTTGCAAAGTTGGGCGAACAACTTATGAAATACAAGTGTGCAAAAGCCGTGGGCGATTTGGACTACCAGCAAATAAGGCACAGCGAAACGCCGCTGACTGATGCGGAAATACATTATTGCATAAACGATATTAAAGTCGTGATGTGCTACATACAGGAACGCATAGAGGAAAGCAAGGGGATAACGCACATACCGATAACAAAGACGGGGTTTGTGCGCAAGTATTGCCGTGCGCATTGTTTGCGTGAAAAAAGCGATGCAGGAAAGACCGTGCCGAATTGGGATTACGTAAACTTGATGCAGGAACTACAAATTACGGGTATGAATGAATTTAATATGCTGCAACGTGCGTTTGCAGGCGGTTTCACACACGCCAACGCCGAATATACAGACGAAATAATGTACAACGTGGATAGTTACGACTTTACAAGCAGTTACCCGTATGTAATGATAGAGGAAAAATACCCGATGTCGCAAGGCGTTGCAATCACGGTTAAGAGTATGGCGCAATTTGAGTTTTTAATATCAAAGTATTGTTGCGTGTTCGATATTGAGTTTACCAACATATTTGCCAGCGAAACGCAAGACAACCCGATTTCGGCAAGCAAATGTTTTGTGAAAGAAAACCCGTGCGAAAATAACGGGCGCATTGTGGCGGCTTCAAAAATAGCACTGACAATTACGGACGTGGATTTTAATATAATCAAAAACTTTTACACGTGGGAAAGTATGCGAGTGGGTGAAATGTATTGTTACAAGAAAGAGTATTTGCCGACCCCGTTTGTAAAGTCTATCCTACATTTGTACGAAAGCAAGACGAAATTAAAAGGCGTTGAGGGCAAAGAAGTGGAATACCTAAACAGCAAGGAAATGTTAAACAGTTGTTACGGTATGAGTGTTACCAACCCTTTGCGTGATGAGTTTACCTATAACGGCGAATGGGATATTAACTCAATGACAGCCGAACAAAAACAAGAACTTTTATACAAGTACAACACCAGCAAAAACCGTTTCTTGTTTTACCCGTGGGGCATTTTCGTAACCGCATACGCACGGCGCAACCTTTTCACGGGCATACACGAAGCGAAAGACGATTACATATACAGCGACACGGACAGCATTAAGATAATGAACGGCAAGGCGCACGAAGCATATTTCAAGGCTTATAATATGCAGGTGCAAATGAAATTGCGTGCAGCCTGCAAGCACCACGGTTTGCCGTTTTCGCTTTGCGAGCCGCAAACGATAAAAGGCATAACAAAGACTTTGGGCGTTTGGGATTTTGAAGGTACATATACACGGTTTAAGACGCTGGGAGCTAAACGGTATATGGTGCAAGAACCGAACGCACTGAAAGCAGGTGGACGGGCATACGATTTTAGTTTAACCGTGTCGGGCGTAAACAAAAAGGCGGCGATACCGTATCTTATTGAAAAGTACGGCGAAAACGGTATCTTTGATGCGTTTACCAACTATTTGGATATACCGCCGCAAGCAACGGGCAAGAACATACATACTTACATAGACTACGAGATACAAGGCGAAATAACCGACTACAAAGGCAGCACGGCGCATTACAACGAACGCACGGGCGTACATTTAGAGCCGACCGGATACAGCCTTTCCCTTTCGGTTATGTACATAAATTATTTGCGAGGTATTAAATTTAAGGACTAAAATAAAAGAGTTATGACAGCAAGAAAGACAAATACAGACAAGCCGAAATTTTACGACTTGAAAGCGATTTTAAGCAAGAACGCCGACTATAATGTTATATTTGGCGAACGGTCAAACGGCAAGACTTATGCAGCCTTAAAATATGGTTTGGAAAACTATATCAAGACGGGCAAGCAAATGGCGTATATACGCCGATGGCGTGAGGACTTACGGGGCAAACGTGCCGAAAGTCTGTTTGCAAACCACGTGGTAAACGGGCTTATTGAGGAACTGACAGATGGCAAATTTAACGAAGTGTTCTATATGTCGAACAAATGGTTTTTATCTTACTACGATGCAGAGAAAAACAAGCGGACACCCGACCCGACCCCGTTTTGTTACGGGTTTTGCCTTTCAGAGCAGGAACACGAAAAAAGCAGCAGTTACCCGAATGTTACAACGATAGTCTTTGATGAGTTTTTGACACGGCGGTATTATTTGCCCGATGAGTTTATGTTGTTTATGAACCTTTTGAGTACGATAATACGCCAGCGCAACGATGTTAAGGTTTTTATGCTGGGGAACACGGTAAACAAGTTTTGCCCGTACTTTACGGAAATGGGTTTGAAGCAAGTGCCGTTTATGGAGCAGGGAACGATAGATATATACCGCTTTGGCGAACACGGCGCAATCGTGGCGGTTGAGTATTGCAGCACGATAGTACAGCACAAAGCCAGTAACAAGTATTTTTGTTTCGATAACCAAAACTTGCAGATGATTACGGGCGGTAAGTGGGAACTTGCAGTATATCCGCATTTGCCCTGCAAGTACAAGCCGCAAGATGTGTTGTTTGTGTATTATATCAAGTTTAACGATGTTGTTTTGCAAGGAAACATTATACAAGTAGGCAACGAATGTTTCACGTACATACACGCAAAGACAACCCCGATAAAAGACGAGGAAAACGCTTTGATTTATTCGCTTGAAATGAACGGCAAACCGAACTACAAACGCAAGTTGTTGAGTACCGCAAGTTATGTTGAACAACAAGTCGCACGGTTTTTCGCAATAGACAAAGTTTTCTACCAAGACAACGAAGTCGGCGAAATAGTACGCAATTATTTAATTACAAGCGCAAAGACAAACATTGTTTCGCTTAAATGAAAATAACGGCGGTTTGGTGCAAATTTCGTGCCGAACCGACCGTTTTATGAAATAAATAACTACCTTTGCAATAGGAACTAAAAATTTATTGATATGGATGCAAATACTATTATTCAAATCATTTCAAGTTTGGGTTTTCCGATTGTGATGTGTGGCGCATTGTTTTGGTATATGGTGAAACAAAGGCAGACGCACCAAGAAGAAACGGAACACCTCAAGGACACGATTGCGGAAAATACGAAAGTGTTAGCCGAATTAACAACGCTTATTAAAGTTTTGACCGATGAAAAGGAAAGATAACATTTACAAGTTGTATCAGCAACAAGTAAGGGACAAAGACACCGCCGTAACCGAATTTATGGCGAACACGTTGGCGAAAACTCAAAGTATGTTTGAGTATGAGGGTTTGCCCGACAGCATACCGCAAAAGGAATTGGAACGGCTTTTGCAGACCACGGGCAACGCCTTTGTTACCAGCGTGGACGGGGTTTTGTATGCGCTTTCGGGCGGCAAAGGCGGCGAACCCGATGTTTACGGACGGGCAACGCTTTACACCGTGGCGAACCCTGCATTAAAGTTAAACAAAACCTACGATATACAGAAAGACGGGGTTTTGATTGAAAATGACAGCAACGGCGAAAGCCTTTTGCCGCTTATTGGGCGGTATGCCGTTTTGCATACTGACGGGCTTATTTCGTTGAACACGGCGAGCATTTTAACCCGTATCACGATGCTTATAAGTGCATCCGATGACAAGACGAAACAAAGTGCCGATGAGTTTTTGCGCAAGATACAAGACGGCGAATTTTCAATTATCGGGGAAAACGCATTTTTCAAGGGTGTAAATATGCAGACAGCCCCGACCACAAACAGCGTGTACATTACACAACTTATTGAGTTGATACAATACTACAAAGCCAGTATGTACAACGAATTGGGGCTAAACGCAAATTATAATATGAAGCGTGAACGCCTTAATTTGGGCGAAGTATCTATGAATGTGGACGTACTTTTGCCGTATGTGGATAATATGCTAAAAGAAAGACAAAATGCAGTTGAGAAAATCAATGAAATGTTTGATACCGAAATTTCGGTTAAACTTGCTTCAAGTTGGGGTTTGGAGCGTGATAATTACAACGCTTTGGCGGCTGATTTGGAAACGGCAAAGGAAAACCCCGACCCGACAGAAGAACCCGACCAGCAAGACGGAAACGACACGGAAACGACCGAAACAGAGGAAACCGAAGAAACAGAGGAAACCGAAGAAACAGAGGAAACCGAAGAAACAGAGGAAACCGAAGAAAC